ATTAATAATATTTTTCATATCTCTTGAAAATGATGTATCATTAAATCTTACCTTCATCATACGTCTACCGCCTGATTTTCAGATCGTCTAATTGTTAATTTATAATATTCAACATTTCCAAATGGACCGATATATGGTTCTTGTGCTGCAATTTCAAATATGGTTGATTTACCAGATCGTGGGCCAGAGGTTTCTAAATAGATTTCATTACAATTTGTATCTTTTACGTTTGTAATAATAACATTTGTAATTGAATTACGAGCATCAACACTTGAAATACGAATATCTGACTTTGCTCTTCCAACTAGGATGGTCTGTTGTGTAATATTAACATTAGGCTTAATTTCTTCTTTTAGTGCATTACCTGGAGAAGCAAAACTACATGCAATGGTTCTATCTAAAACCCAAGTCTTCTTAACATTTCCGTAGGTACCCTGCTCAACAATTGGATGAAAGATATCCGCTTGCATCGGAAATATAGCGTCCGTTGCCTCGCAAATCATTATAAAATCCCTGGCTTAGTAATTAAAGTTTCGTACTTCTCTAAAATTTTATCAACGATGAAATTACCAGTTCCATCCATCATAGACTTATCAAACTGAATTCTAAACTGGTCTGTATTATAAGCAGACATATATCTCTTAAAATATTCTAACTTGCCACATTTTAAATCTTCAATAAGCATTTTAGTTGCTGCTTCAATATCTGGCGGAACTGCTTTATATCCAGAGTCTAAAATAAATGTATAGTCATATCCTTTAGGAAATGCTACCATTCTATATCCAAGGTTTGCTAAATCTCCAGATGCTGAAGGAAGTCTTGTTGGAAACTTTTCAGCACGGTTAATTGTGTCACCAATTAAATCACTTGGGTCAATTCTATAAATTGCAGAGTTATCTAATGTAACCTTATATGTATAAGAATTTGTAGATGGGTCTACTGCATCAATATCGTATACTAAAACATCATTCTCGTAAACTTTTAGTACTCTGCTTGTATCTTCCCATAATGGAAAATAGTCTGTGCCTTGTCCGACACCCTGCAAAACTAATTTGTGATTATAAAATCCATTACCAACCTTAGTGTCAATCATTGATCGTGCAATAAGTTCGTACATTTTAAATTCTTCTATTTCAGAAGCAGTTGAACCTAGCGTAGTTGGATTTACGTATGGTCTTACAACATCGAGGTTTGACTCATATAATGTATGCTCGTGTTCTGTATCATAAAACTTAATAAAGAAACTTCTGTCATATTGAACCTTCGCCAGTGGCAAGGTATATTCTAATTTACCATTTTCATCAGAAAATAAATTTGTTTCTTCAATTGAGTGGTCCACCAAATCCTCTACTGACACTATGTATTCATAGTTTGGAATCGGAAGATTCCATGTAGTCGTTAAAGGATAAGGTGGAACTCTCATTACTTCCATGTTTTTACTTACCGTATGCCTTTGCTACTTCGTCTGGTGTTGCAACACGAACATGATCACGGGTTAGCCACTTGTCTGCTTCTTCTTTGCTTACAATGTTGTAACCTCTGTATAACTTGCCTACTCCACCCCAACTTACGTTCTTGGTTGAGTATAGTGCTACGGTTTCTTTCTTTGCCTTAGACTTTGCTGGCGCAGTCTTTCTAGGTGCTCTAGGTGTTGTGGTTGCACCAATTGTGCCATCCGCTACTGATCCCAAAGCCTGAACTTCCTCAGATGACTGCTCATAACGTGGTGTTGTGATTGTATCTTCTTTTGGCTGTTCTACTTCTTCAACTGCTGGTACTTCTACCTCAGCAATTTCTTCGACTACTGGAGCAATGTCTTGTGAAATAACAGGCTCTCCTGCTTCTACCATTGAGGTAGATAGTTCACTATTGTTTAACTCTTCTGACATGATACCTCCTAATGTACATATATTATAACAGATTAATTAAATTTGAAGGGGCAGGAGACTTTAAATCTCTCTGCCCCCCAAAAAGGTTTTGCTTTACAGATTATGCATCTGCTGCAGCATCTGCCCATGCGATAGCATCTTGTTCTTCCCATTGAATACCAAAGCGAACGAATACTGTATATTCTACAGTGTCCTTCTTTGGCTTGTATTCACGGTTAACAGTGATATCACGCTGGAAACCCCATACACGGTTCTGTGGGAATGTCAAGTCGACATATCCTGCAGGGTAGTAAGGAACTTCCTGAACATCAATTCCGAGAACACGAGTTGTACGTGCTCCACCGAATGTCTGACCATTTCCATCTAGGTATGCCTGACGGTTTGCTGCAGTACCTGCAACTCTTGGACCCATTGCTTCCGCAATAGCATCTGCAAGAGTACCGTTGTTCTTAACAATTCCCTGGAATACGTCTGTACCTGCGTAGAACTTAAGGTTATTCTTAAGTGCACGATACTTACGTGGCATTGCAAGGATAATGTTTTGCATAACTTCTGGAGTCCATGCATTATCAGAAACAGTAACTACAGACTCATGAGCGTCGCCATCGTTCTTTACACGATTAACAAAACCGTTCATGATTCCTAGGAATGCGCCGTCGCCAGCGTCTCCTGTACCATTAATTGCGAGGTCTTCGATATCATTACCGAATGCATTGGTCATCAAGCGAACTAGATGATCTTCTAATGCTGCCCCCTCAATATTATCTTCTAGTGCTTCTGCTGAAACTTCCCAGTCAAGACGAATCTTCTTTGTAGTCAATTCAACCTTTGAGAATGTTGCTCCAGCATTTGTATAGTCGCCAACTGCCTGTGCTGCTGCACGAATGACACGCTCACCAACGTTAACTTTTTCAAGTTCCATTGTGTTTGCTCTCATTGTGACACGACGACCATCTTGGGCGAGAACTGTTGCATCCCACACGTAGTCAATAAAACGACGTGCTTGCTCAGGGCGTAGGATTCCGCTTCCAGCCTCACCTGAAGGATTTACTGCGTTTGGTCCAGATGTTACACCTGCAAGCGCATTAGGAATATTTCCTAGAGCACCTCCATCAGTATAATTACCTGGTACATTTGAACCTGCTTCAGATCCTGATGCGAATGCACCCTGACCTTGATACAAACCTGGTGCTGTTCCACCTAGTTCACCAGACTCTCCTGGTTGGTTCTTCTTAATTTCTTCCGACATATTGTCACCTCCTGTGATTTTTACTTATTTAAAATAAGTCGGCTGTTTTGAGGAAACTACCGCCCCATAGGGATTTTTCAACCATTTCAGGTTGATCCTGTACAATCTCGCCGAGATCGCCAGACTTTCGGAACGCTGTTTCCGCTTCTACCGCATCTACACGCTTTCCAAACTCATTGTAATATTCCTTTGCTGCTGCAATATCTTTTGCAACTGCATCAAAAGAATTCTTTACTGCATCAACGTCTACCTTGCTAGACTTAAGTAGTTCTACTTCTGCCTGCAAAGACTTTACCATTGACACTAGATCGCTAAAGGCTTCTAGAGATTTGCTTATTTCAGTTACTGTTGAAGAAATAGCATTAACTGTTTCTGTAACATCATCTGACTTAGACACTTCTTCGGCAACTTCCTGTGTATCAGAAACCTCAGTTACTTCGTCTGCTTTTGCAACTTCTTCAGTTGCCTCAACAGCGTCAGACTTTGTTTCTTCTGCAACAGGTGCGTCAACCTTAGCATCTGCCTCTGGAGCGACCTCAACGTTATCAACAACAGCATCAGTCTTTTCAACTGTTGCTTCATTCATTGTTTCTTCTGTCATAGGATTTACCTCCTTGTTAATCTTAGAAGTATTAATGCCTTTAGCACTATCAACTAAGAACTTTATCATATTTACTTTGTCATCATCCGTTTTTTCAACGAACCCTATATTTTCCATGCTGTTACCAGTAGTTGGGCTAACTTCTGATTCATTCTGTGAAACCATAACAATGCCTGATTCCTTATCCCAAAAAACATTTTCTACAACAACATCTGCAATTTCACCCTTAACAACATTTACTCCATCTACTTTTTCAACAGATACAATGTTTGCAAATTGATTTGCTGGTGAATCTACTAGAGATAATTCTACTAACTCATATTCTTTAATAATTCTAATTTGTGCATCTGACTTTTCATCATATGCGTCATCCCACTTATTCATTCTTCCACCAATTGAGAAGCCTGTATATGTACCGTCCAAAACTTTTTCCCATGCATCTTGTGCACCCTTAGAAACATATGCAGTAACCAAAACACCGTTATACATCTTTTTTGTTTCTGGATCAAAATATTTATCCTGCTTAAATGAAACCATCTTCCCTACTGCTGATGGTTGATGCATTTCACGAATGTTGCCACGGAATCTAGAAAAAGCAGCAACTGATGCTTCTGCTGTGACTATATCATATTGCTTATCTAAGTTATCTAACGAAGCAAATCCAGTTACCATGCGACGTTCTTTGTCAACTTTGGTAAGTGGCATCGATAGGCGAACATTTTCGCCGTCTGTATTCCAGTGGGCTTTTGAGATAGTCATACTAGTATATATTATAGAGCCTTTTTTAAAGGTTTCTCAATTATTGAGACGCTCTACCCTCTCCCTTTGGATTACGTCCAGACACTGTTGCAGTGCCATCTGACTGATTGTTCATTCGTTCACCGTCTCTTGCTCTATCGGCATTATCTGGTTTTAACTGAAGTGGTTCTGATCCTCCACCGTCTGGTCTTTGTGGCATACCAAGCATGTCTCTTGCTTCGTCTGGAAGGATAACCTGTGTCTTTACATATCTCTCAATAATCTGAGATTGTGCAATTTCGTCAGTTAATGTAAGTTCATTAAACTTAAATTCTAAAATGTCTGTCTTTTCACGAATTATTCTATTGATAGATTTTGAAAGATTAGATTGTTCTGGTCTTGCAACCTGCTCTTTAAAAGTACGATCTTGTGCAAGGGCTGCAGCAATAGCAGAAGAGTCTGCACCACCAAGTTTTGAAATTGGAACTTGGTGTGCAACCAAAATATCGTCACGATTTTGTTTACGATATCTTTCAAATGACGCTTCTTGTACACCATTTTCAATTGGTTCCATCTTAAATTCAACCTTATTAGTTTCACTATCTGGTGGAAGTGGAATATAAAGTGTTCTATGGTTTTGACCCTTTAATCCTGTTTGTAAGAATCTAAACAGTTTGTCTTCAGAGTCTGATGATAACTTTGCACCCTTTAATGTAACAACATATCTTGGAGTTGCTTTATTACTAAAATAATCAATATTGTATTGTGATGCTAACTGATCACCGTACAGTGATTGAATTGCAGATAAAATATCTGGAACACCATAAAAAGTATTTAGTGGAGAATATTTCTTAAAATGAATAATTTCATTTGGACGTGTATCAGATGTTACTGGGTTAGGGTTTGTTGCACCAAAGTTTCTAAAGTAGACAACCTTATTTCCAATAACCTGAACAAATCCATCACGCAGACGACGGATACGCATTGTTGTTGCAGGAATATGTCCAATATACCCAATATCTCCCTTTACAGTTCTTCCAATTTCTAGGTATCCGTTTCCTATTGCTTGAAGATCTGTGTAAACCTTTTCCATTGTTTTTGTAAATGAGTCTTCGTCATTTAGTGATTCTAACCAATCACGTAATTCGATCTTTGCTCTTTCAATTCTACGTCTAGCATTTTCTGCAGTTTTTGCTTCTGCTGTCTCTAACTTCAGCATTGTTCTAGATGATATTTCAAAGTCATATCCCAGACCTACAATATTTTCAACCTTTGCATTGATTGCTGAGTGATTGGCAAAAGAGGTATCATAGTAGTTTGCTAATTCATAAACATTCCATGGTGGTGTAATTACGTCAAATAGTCCGTAACCATTTCTATACACTGTGCCTGGATTAATTTCTTTTGACTGCGCTCCATTGATACCACTGGAAACTGCACGTGCATTATCTACATACGACTGTGAAACATCTACCTTAGACATTCTTGCTGCACGTCTTTTAAAGTTATTGTCTAAACCATTAAGCGATTTTAGATCATCCCAATTCTTATTGAATGGATCTTGTTTTTTAAATAAGTCTTCTTGCTCTACAATAGAGTCTGACTTAATTCGTATAAATGTATCATCATTATCTGACATTACTCTTCACTTCCATACTTCTTGTATGTGTCCTGTGCAGCCTTCCAAGCGCCCAAGTCATTCATAGATGGAATTAAGCCTTCTGCAAGTCTCTGTTTTTGCTCAGAATATTCTTCTTCTGAGATTCTTGTTAGACCAGGAACAAATACACAAGTTCCATCTCCTGGATCACCGTAGTATTTAGCAGCATCTTTTAGTTTAGCGATCTGTCCAATATCGCCTTTCATAGACTCTATGTTTAGTACTGATCCGTTACCGTCTGTAAACCATTTTCCATTAGCCTTTTTATAAACATACAAACCCCAGTCATAATGCTTTTCAATAACCTTGATTCGTGATTCACCAATCTGCCCCTTCATCTTTGGCAGATTTTTACGCTTTTTCTTTTGATTTGACAGATCCATAACCATTAGTATACCATATTAGACTGCATTAGATATTGTTGATTGCCACGAAACATCTTTATACATGCTGTATTGGTATAGATTAAACCTAAATGGAGTTTCGTCGTCTATTACAATCTTATTAGTTCCTGTATAGGTTTTATATATATCAGATGGATCTACTCCGTAGTATGATGTGGA